CAAGCGTAGAACGAAGATTAAAGTTCTGGGATGAGGTAAATGAATTTCCAACAATACATGTTGGAGCAGGGGCAGAAACTCGTCAATATGATGGAGGTGGGTTTCGATTTAGATTTTTAACTATAACAGTTCGTATCTATGTGTCTGATGACAACGATGTTGTCGAAGCATTAGAAGAATTGTTAGAAGATGTTGAGACGGTAATAGAGGATAGCGACCCACTAACATACTATGACTCAACAGGAGCATCTCAAACTACAGTGCAAACAACAATTGCTACTGTAGATACAGATGAAGGCGTATTAGAACCTCTAGGTGTAGGAGAAATCACTCTAGAGATTCGATATTAATGGAGATATAATAATGTCATTTTTCTTTAGTAGAGATACCAAAGTTTTCATGAAGTGGAGTAAAGACGGTACAACCGCCAATACAGCTCTTTATGAAATTCCTGTTTTGGATGGATTTTCATTCAGTCAGGCAACAAATACTACCGAAGTAACATTGAACGAAGCAGCTGCATCTTCTGGCTATACAAAAAGAGGGAGAACAATGTTCACCGACTCTTTTGCACCAGCAGAATGGAGCTTTAGTACTTATATAAGACCTACAACATCAGCAAGCGGCTCAGTCGCTCAAGATGCAGGAATACATGCTGGAGCTTCTAAGAAGTTTGCAGTAGAAGGTCCATTGTGGGCAGCTATGGGTGCTTCAAATTACATGGCAGCGGTTGGTGAATCAGGAACATTTGCTCCTTCAACTCACGAACCTAACGCATTTGATTTTGCAAGTTCAAACAATGTAACTCTGGGAGAATTTGATTTATTCTTCGTTCTTGGTGCAGCCAAGGATACAGAAGGGACAACATTTACCACAGGCACTGACGGCGTAACCGTTTATAAGCTTTCCGACTGTACAGTTGGTTCAGCTACTATCGATTTTGATATTGATGGTATAGCACAAATTGCCTGGTCTGGAAACGGTAAAACAATATCAGAGGCAGCTTCTTTAGTAACTGATGGTGGTGGTGAAACTACTCTCGGTTTAATTAATGAAGGAATTTCCTCTACAACAAACTTCATTAGACAGAAGTTAACAGATTTATCTGTCGTGTATGACGCATCTGAAGTTAGTGGTAACACTGGCGCTTTAGGTAACTCAGACATCACGTTTGCTGTAACTCTAACTGGTGGAAGTATAACTATTGAGAATAACCTCACATATTTAACACCAGAAACTCTAGGAGATGTTAACCAGCCTATCGGGCATATAACAGGAACTAGAAATGTTTCAGGAAACTTTACTTGTTACTTGAACTCACAATCAAACGGGTCATTAGACTTATTTGAAAAGCTTCAAGAATCAAGAGGGATTATTACTAACGCTTTCGGCCTAACATTTAATGTAGGTGGTGGAAGTAATACTCCTAGGGTTGCAATAGCAATGCCAAAATGTCACTTAGAATTACCAGCTCATAGTATTGAGGACGTAATATCTGTAGACGTGGCTTTCCACGCATTGTCATCTGACTTATCATCTGATACAGCAGCTACGGCAACAAACGAAATGAGTGTAACATACACATCATAATTTAACTAAGAATGAGTGAGGAATCCAATCCTCACTCGTTCAATTTTGGAGATTAAAATTGGAAAAGAAAGAAGTAGTACAAGAATTAAAAAAAGAACCCATTTCGCTAAAGAGTTTACTTACTCCTAGCAAAACAGTAGAATTTGATTATCCTGGGATGGATGGTTTTAAAGTTAAACTAACTTATCTTGCAAGAGAAGAGTTATTGAAGTTAAGAAATAAGTGTGTAACTCAAAAGTTTAATAAAAAGACTAGAGCATACGAAGAAGAATTCGATGCAGATAAGTTCCTTCCTCAGTATATAAAAGCAGTTATCAAAGGATGGACTGGACTGAAGTATAAATACTTAGAAGAGCTTCTATTAGTAGATACATCAGGAGTCAATGCAGAAGATTGCTTAGAGTTCACAGATGAAAACTGTGAAGTTCTAATGAAAAATTCTAACGATTTCGATACCTGGGTTACTGAACAAGTTGGCGATTTAGAAAATTTTACAGAACGCAAGTAACTTTAATACTTGCGGAACTAGAAAGATTCTTTAAAAATGACATAGACTTAGATAAATATTTAAAAGTCTGTGAACAACTTGGAGAAGAACCCGACCCTAATAAAATGCCTCCCTCTCGTGAAAATTTACCCTACGAGGTACAGATAGCATTTTCAATTCATGATATGTTACCTGACAGATGGGATGGAATGTCTGGGTCTTACTTTGGCAAAGATTTATCTGCTCTAGGAACAATATTAGATATATACGAAGTTGAAGACAGAAAACAATGTGTTTTTTGGCTTAAAAACATCGAGGCTCTCAATAGTCGTTCAATAAATGAAAAAATGAACCAAGAGAGAAAAGCACGAAAAAAGTAAATGAGTAAAAAGAGAGATGGCGGTTCCGTTAAGGTTAAGATAACCGATGGAGGTTCGTTAAAAGATTTAGGGAAAAACGCAAAGAAAGCTGGAAAAGACGTTGGCTCGGTAGCTAAGAACGTACAAGAAAGTGATAGAAGACTTAAATCATTATCCCAACAAACATCAAATTCAACAAAAGCATTCTCAAAACAAGCCCAAACTATTGGTGGAGGGCTTGTGCCTATTTACG